CGGCGGCATAAACGCTGCCGTGCAGCATACGATGGGTCTCACGGGTGCGCTCATCATTGACTGCCACGTATTCCCAATAAGGGTGCGTATCCACGGCATCCATCATCTCGGCATAACGCCCGGCCATATAGGCCGACTGCATATTGGTCAGGTAGATGGTTTTCAGGCGGTGCGGACTGCCCAGGCGCACGGTTTGGATCTCGCCGGTGTCCGGGTGCGGCACGTCCTGCCTGCCCCACCAGCCTTTGGCCTGCAATACCGGCGTCAGCTGCTCGCCGAACTGCTCCAAGGTCTGCCCGCTTTCGGCGGCTTTAACCACGGCAGCATAGATGTCCGAAACCACATCCATGCCGGCAGTTTTGGCTACGGTGAAGGCGGTGGCGTGCGCATCGTCCAGCATGTCCTGCCAGTCCCACGATACCCTGCCAGTCCCACGATACGTTGATGCCTTTCTGCTGCAGATAGGCCACGGCGGCTTCGGGCTGCATGCCGAAGATAGTTTTAATGTCTTCGGGATTCATGCTTTAAGCTCCTGCGCGGCTTCCACCCTGCCGACCAGTTCGGCCAGGAAGATTAAGCGTGCCAATTCCTCTTGAAGCGCAGCATCATCCATATTCGGATAAGCGGCGGTCAGCCTGTCTAGTACCGCTTCGGGCGTGGCTTGTCCCTGTTTCAGGCTGCCAATCAAGATATCGGTTAATGCCTGCCCCTGTGCGTTGAGGCTGCCTGAAAGAGGGGCGAGGGTGTCGATGACCAAGCCGGCATCGGCAGCCGGCCGGTGTTCGGCGAAGTCGGCCAAAGGTGACGCCGGCGTCGCATTGGGCGGAGAGGCTACCTGAACAATATCGTCGTCGCTCAGGTTGTAGGCGCGTTTCCAGTAGCTTTCGGATAATCGGACACCGCAGCCGGTCAGGATTTGGTCGCGTTCGGCCAAAGCCTTGTCGCCTGCTTCTTCGGTATACAGCACGAACTGCGGGCGCGGGGTGTCGGCGGCAAAGTTGAACCCGCAGATCCAGTCGATGAGCCGGTTCAGGCAGCCTTCGACGATGCGGCAGTCGTTGTCCCGAATATCCTTGGTTACCTCCAAGCCGGCGCTGGCGCTGGCGTGGGTGCTGTCTTTCTCGGTGGTCTGGTCTTGGCCGAGCAGCGCAATGGCGATTTCGGAGCGGCAGTAGCGGATAAAGCGATCGTACACATCGGCACTGCCCTGTTTGCCCGCCGCCTCTTTGATTTCGACGCTGCTGTCGTCGGGAATGGTGGCCACCGAGTTGCCGATTAGCTGTTCCAGCGCATCCAGCAGGCGGTCGGTGTCTTGGTCGGTA